AAATATCGAATTATCGGAAAAGTCTCTTACGGAATAAAAGTTGTTTTTATTCGCTTTATCCTTACACACGTTGAATATGATGAAGGCAAATGGAAATCCGACTGCAAATAAGCAGAGACGAACTTTTGAGCAAAAAATCTAAGGAGCTAAAACAATGAATTACGACAAAAAAATTTACGGCACGCTTTTACTGGAAGCGCTTCCCGGAATCATCGAGTCTGATGAGGAATACGGACGGCTCGAAAACATTTTCAATGATTTAATAAACAAAGGCGAAGAAAATCTTTCGCCCGAACAAATTCGTCTGTTTGCTTTACTCGCAAACCTGATGGAAGATTACGAGCGCCGGACGCTCGAAGCGATTGCCGCAGCCTCGCCGGTCGAAACACTTGAATATTTGATGCGGGAAAATAACCTGAAGCAAAAAGACCTGGCTGAAATTTTCGGCGGTCAGTCGGTAGTTTCGGATGTTTTGAAAGGTAAGCGTGAAATAAATAAAGCGCAGGCAAGGAAACTGGGTGAAAAATTCTCATTGTCGCCTGCGGCTTTTATTTAAAGTCTTTACTAAAAAGTGATTTATTTTCTGAAAAGGAATATTAGTATGGATTTGGGAAATGTAAAGAGAGGTCTAAAAACAATTTTTATCGTGTTAAATGCCAGACGTTGACCGTTTTATCTTCACTCGCGCTGACAAACCATTCGCCGTCAGCACTAAATGCGACCGAAAACGCGTCGTTTGAATGCTCTGAAAACGTTTGCAGTAAACTGCCGTCCTCTAAGTTCCAAAGTCTGACCGTTACCCACTTATGCGTTTCCGAAGCGCCGAAAAAGTTTTGTATCAGCTCGCCGAATGTATTTCTGTCTCTTCCGCCGGTTAAAATTCGCTTTCCGTCGGGACTAATCGCGACCGAATAAATATGCTCCGACTCGCCCTGGAAAATGCGTATTAACTTGCCGTCAAAGACATTCCAAAGTCTCGCGGTGCTGTCGTCCCCTGAACTTGCCAGATATTTACCGTCCTTGCTGAAAGAGACGCTTAAAACCGCCTGCGTATGCCCGGAGATGGTTCTGATTAGCCGGCCGTCCGCAACGTTCCAGATTTTTATATTCGTGTCGAAACTGCCGCTCGCTAATTCCTTACCGTCGGGACTAAAGGCTACCGACCAGATATTCAGCTTATGCCCCTCAAAAGTTCGCAGCAAAGTTCCTTGATTAACGTCCCACAGTTTTACGGTCGCGTCTTCGCCGCCGCTTGCGATCGTGTTTCCGTCAGGACTGAAAGAAATATCCCAGATGGTTTTTCCGTTGCCGGAAAGCGTTTTGAAAAGCGAGCCGTCCGAAACGCGCCAGAGTTTGATATTTGAGTCATAGCCGCAAGTCGCTAAATAATTTCCGTCGGGACTGAACTCTACCCCCGTCACGCCGCCGGAATGCTCCATTGAGCGGATGACCTGACCGTCGGTTTTGCGCCAGATTTTAACCGCGCCGCCGACATCTCCGCTGGCAATCAATTCGCCGTCGGGACTAAACGCGGATTCCCAAAGCCAGTTGGAATGTTCCTTAAAAGTGAGATGGTGTTTTGCGATTCCGCTGTTAAGCTCGGCGGGCTTTTTCCAGATTTGGAAATAAACGGTAGCTAAAGCGAGAAGCAGCGAAACTATCGTAAGTGAAACAATTATCTTTTTCATCGATTCTCCGGTGAAGCTGAATCTTTTTTATAAAGAACGGCTCGGAGAAAAGAACGTTTTTCCGAAATTTTAAGTTGCAGATATATTTTACAGGCGGCTTATTTATTGAATCGGCATGTTAGGATAAGTCAGGGAAAAGCAAAGAGCTCTTTTTAGAGGTTAATTTCCTGTACCAATCTCTCCGCCAGCTTTTCAACGTTCTTCAGCCCGCACTACCAAACGATGCCCGGCTTCCATCCCGGAATTTTCAGTTCCGGACGTTCTCGTCTCTCGCCATATTTATTATTTCGCTCGTATATGAATGTTTATTAAGTTCCACGTCCCACTCCCTGTTCGATAAGGGCGAAATCTGTACGAAAGTTGTTTGCTAGCTGTACACGAACAGCCTCGTAGATATGAGGGTGTTCCAAATCCGTTACTGTCGCGTGACGAAACCAGTTTATTGAAGCACGAAAGGCAAAACTTGCTACTAAGCCCACAATTGACCCGTTATCCGGCATCCTCGTCGGCGTAACGCCGGGTGTATTCGGAGCCGATGAGTTAATAAAATTACTAACAGCACCGGGCTGAAGATGTCCTCTTGCCGCGCCAAAAACGGCCGGCATGTTCCAACCTAATCCATAAGGAACTCTCAGATAGAAAGAACGAAACATTGCTTCAACATAGCCCATACGGTAACTAGCGTCGATAGCTTCCAGCAAAAGACCTTGAGCAAAGGCAACACTACTGCTATTAAGCATATTTGCAGTAACCTGGGTATGAGACCAAAACATACGAAAAACCGTTACAGCCTGTTGTTGGGACAATAATATTTCATCCGGTCTGAACTCTCTTAAACTCATATAAACTCCTTCTTTTGAAATGACGGCAATGCCGCCGAACTATTATTTTATTACAAATAAGACGCATATTAATGCACTAATTGCTGAAACCAATAGTCCAATCATTACTATCCCCAAACTCGTTTATTTCTTAAGACGGATTATTAGCATAAGCTGGAGAAATGTAAGGAGGTTTTGAAGATAAGGAAGGAAAGATTTAAGTGTATTATTTTAGTTCTTAATAGAAAAAGATAGTATGAAATACTTCCATACTTCCCTTTTCTGATTAATAAAGTTATAGCTATTTAAAGTTAAGTTTGTGTGTAGAATTTAAAGATGAAACGTCTATCTTTTCCTCTTCTCTGCGAAATTTGCTTGGGTAAACTTCTGCTTTCTTTGAATCTGACCAGCTATCAACCTCTTTCGATGCTTTTTCTATAAATTCCCATCGTTCTTTGCTTTGTTCGCTGTTTTCAGTTTGCTTCCTTTTCATCTTTCTCTCCTCTATAAAATTCAGCAATTATGCTTGCCGCAGCTTTTTCTCTTTCTAAATATGAAGTGCGCAACATTGGAACACGCACTTTGGCACTTTCTCTTTTCCAATCAACCTTTTCGATAGAACCTTGCTTCTTTCTTTTCATCTCGTATCCAGAATTAAGTCCCATCGAAAACAAATCTATAAATCTTCTTGCACCTACGCCCACAAATGGAACGAAACTTACTTTGTCGGAATCGTCAGACTCCTCATCTATTTCAATAGAATCACTATGCAATTCCTTTGCCTTACTTTTGGGATAGGGCTCGACATATACAACTCTTTTGATTCCGGCGGCGACAATATGTTTCGCACAAGTATGACAAGGAAATGTTGTACAATAAAGCGTCCCCATTCCGGGACTAACCCCGATACGGGCGCAGCTCAATAAAGCTTCCATTTCTGCGTGCACGGGTCGACCGAATTCCGTAATGTCCAGCAAAATGCTGTGGGACAACCCCTCTCTGACCTCTTTTAATAGTTCCTTTTCATCGGTGTCCACATTATTAGAAGTTTTTTTTCTGACTAATTGCACAATATCAGATAAAATTTGGTCACGACGTTTAGCATTTGAGTCAATTCCCCAATCATAGTCTCTATGGTCATTGTCTCCTGGCCAATAGAGACCACCGCCGTAACAAGGAACATCGTTGGCCCCGACTGCGATTAACTCTCCAGTTTCCGATAGTATGACCGCGCCAACCTGTCTTGATAAATCTGCTGACCGCAACTTTGCAGTAAAGGCTTGAAACATCGCATACTCATCCATAGTCGGGGTCGTAAACGGATGCCCGAAAAATAAATCAATAACCCTAGAAATTTGATGTTTGGCATCGCTTGGATTTGTTAAACTAACAAACGCATCTGCAACATGAAATGCTTCACGCGTTTGTTGTCCGACATTGGTTGGCTTATCCTCGTTATAATCTCTGTCAATGAGAGCTTCTGCATCTTCTTCTTCAATGTTTCGGTTACGATGCAAAAAATCAAATCTTTTTTCTCTAGATGAATAAATACCAATTAGAAAAAAACCGTTTCCATAAACGCGACGAAGAGTTTTAATTTCTTCAGGGTGTTTTAACGAATCGAGAATGTATGCCCTTTTTTCACCCCATTGCTCTTCCGGTGGGCGTAATCTTGCAATCTCAGTAACTGCCCAAAGAGCTAAAGCATCACCTCGCTTCATTTCCTCTCGGACTTTATCCCCTGCGTCCATATAAGAATTAATCCTTAGAACTTCAGGTTCAGTTGAGAGCTGAATGTTATGCACCTTTTGTAAGTTTGGTTCTTTGAGGAAACCACTCAATTTGATAATGATCGCATCATAGTCGAAAGCTTTGAGATTATCTTTTAATTCATTGATAATGATGGCTTTTTCTGTTCCAACGGGCGCGACTAAACCGATTACTAATTCAGAATCAAAGCGGTCTAGAAAGTCCTCTGTTAGCATACACTAATCCCGTTAACGTGTAAGAACAAATAGAAAGCAAATTATTTTGATAAAAAATCTGAAACTTTAATTCTTATAGCATAAAAAATCACAGATTCAAATAAATTTTACACATAAGGACCAGATTTGTTAATTGAGTGGGCCACTCAATTAACAAAATGTCTACTATTCATTTAGCCCCATACCTACACACAAATTTTGTGTCTACCCTAAAAATATTTGCCGCGCCAGACAGAATCAAAAATTAGACCTTTAAATGAGGCTCATCAAAAGTAGAGTTTTATTTGTTTATTTTTCCAACATATTAAGAGATTCTTGGAGTTTTTCTATTCTTGGGATAACCCAAGTTTCTTTATAACTTTAGGACATTACCAGATTATAAAGCTTCTTTCATTTTCTTCTTCATTTTTTCTTTACGAGCTTTTTCAGCCTTTAATTCCTCTTTTTCGGCTTCTTTCCTAGCCTCATATTCTTTGCACTCATCAGTCTTTTTAACAACAGGAAATTCTATTTTGCTTTTACCGCGTTTAGAAATGTAATCAACTATTTTTACCCAATCAATTTGACCCTCGGCATCAAGAAAAATATTGCTAAATTCCTTGACCATATTGTTGATTTTTCCGTCGAAGGTTTTCTTAAACTCAGCATCACGCTCCAATGCTTCTTCTTCAATGGGTTTTATAATTTCCCTGTAAAGCTCACTGTCACCTGATATAAATTGCCAGAAATCCTGACCGGCAAATTTGAAATAACTTTTTTCTTTGTCTTTACCGTTCTCTTTGAATGGATTGGCATCCTTCCCGTAAATGCAGCCATTAACTGCGACAATTTCTTTTGTTATTTTTCGCTCATCTAGAAGGTATTTTCTCGCCGACTTGAAGTTATCCTTCATTCGATTTATCTGATCGCTGTTTCCCCAGTTTGTGCCGGATTTGATACCAACGATGAAATACTTCTTTTCACGCTCGAATTCTAAATCTACGCTCGGAAGATCGGATTTAAAGCCGTCGAAAAGTTTTTCAGAAACAAAAATCGCAAATTCTTCGAGCCGGTTTCCGAACATCGTTTCTTCCTGGGAAAACATAAAAGCATCGACTACGCTCCGCACCAACTCGTCCGGAGAGGAGATATTTTTCGCTTTGAGTAAATAAGGATTTTTTCGGCTGAGAATATACTTGAGACTCATTTTGCAACGCAAATACATCAATCGCTCATAATAAAAAGGCGTTACAACTCTTTTTGAAAGAAATTTATTGTAAGCTTCTTTCTCTACTTCTTTCTCTTCTTCGGGCGCAATTCTGGAATAAGAGAGAAGTATTTCACTGGGGCTTTTCTCATTTTCTTCCTTGGATTTGAAGAGCGGTAAATTTTCTGTCATATCAATTTGGGCTGAAATGGTTGAGACTTGATCTTCTGAATTCTATCGGCAGCGATTTTACAATAATCTTCTTGAAGTTCAATTCCAATATATTGCCGATTTATTTTTTTTGCCGCAACACAAGTTGTTCCTGAACCGGAAAAGGGGTCGAGAATAACGTCACCCGTTTCAGAGAAGAGTTTTATAAACCATGTCGGCAGAGATTCAGGAAAAGCTGCGCTGTGGCTTCTGTTACTGCATTCAGAGGCGAGGTGCAGAACATTTGTCGGAAATGCTTTTTCACGACCTACCCACTTTGAAATGTCTTTCCCGAAACCGCTGCCGACTTGTGAGTTAAATCTTTTGCTGTCGTTTTCACTGAGGTTTTTAAGGCGCTTATCCGCCCAATCACCCATCGGAATCATCACTTCATCCTGAAACATTTTGAATTTCTTTTGCTTATTAAATTGAAGACACCGTTCCCAGGAGTCGCGGAAACGATTAGGCCATTTGCCGGGAGTAGTATTTCGTTTGTGCCACATATACTCTTCCGTCCACAACCAGCCTTGTTTTTTAAGTCCAAGGATCAGCTCCAGAACATAAGTGTGCCGCTCGCCATCAACAACTTTTTCCTTGATATTCAAAATGAACGAACCGTCGTCCTTCAAGACTCTTTTGAGTTCTTCCGAAATTGACAGAAACCATTCTACATATTTATCAGGATGAATGCCGCCGTAAGTTTTTTTTCTCTGGTCTGCATACGGCGGGGAGGTGACAATTAAATCGACGGAATTATCCGGCATTAGGCGCAAGACTTCCAAAGAATCGCCGCAGATAATACGATTCAAAAAAGCGGAGATGGCCGACTCTTCATTTTTGCCGGTTTCTGCGACTTCTTCATTTGCTTTTCTTTTTTTCAGGCTTGCGGCGCTTTTAGTCAAAATAAAAACCTCTACTATAAATTTACAAGATCAATAGAAAATTTCAAATAATATCTAAAATTCTACTTTCATTTGAGCTCTTGTTATAAAATAAAGCCTGCTCTTGCCTTTTCTAAGTTTATTAGGGCGCTTCGCTTATACCTGAAAATAAGTCTGGCTGAGTTTCACCGATCACAGTTGACTCTATTATTTTAACAACGTCTATTTCATCATCTGCCGATTGTTCTTTATCATAGGGCGTTGCACCTTCAGGGTTTTCGCGGCTTTCATTAGATTGTAAAAGATCTAAAATTGCTGGGATTTCAGGAGGTGAATCTTCTTCCAGTAACTCTTTAATTAGGCTCCCGACAGAAAGATTTATACCAAATTCTGCTAGCCACTGAAAAAGATCTTTCAGAGTTTCTTTTCCCTTACCGTATTTCCGTAATTCGCCTAAGGTATTAAGGTTTTCTAATCTTTCACACCAGCTTCTAACTTCGCTTTGTATCACCTGAGGATTTCTATATTCATCTAAGTTTAGAAGGAGGGAAACTTGTCTAATTTCTTCTTCAAGGTCATCTCTATAATTGTATTTTGCGAGTGTAATAGTGTTTTTTAATAATTCTGTGATTTTCTCAGTCAACGATTCACTGGTTAAACCGCGAGTATCATCGTATTTATTCTGGATTGTTCTTAAAATGAGATTTGGATTTAAAAGGTAGCTCTCGATTTCAAACCCATCTAAAATGCAAAGCCTCACATTTCTTTCATTTGCAAAATTCGATAGCCTTTCTCTCCAATCAGGGGGTAATCCATCCCCATCCCTAACAAATATTACTTCTACTTCTTCGCCGGAGACCTCTCTAATAATTTCCCTGATTTGAAAAGGAACTCGATCAGTTTTGCCGCGCCCACGAATTATTGGTGAAGTGTTAGCTCCCTTAAATACTTTTTTGTTTAAAACTTCATCAAATCTTTCCAAAACTGAAGTATTTAAATCTTCTATGAAAACTAGTTTTCCGCTAATGACTGATTTTGCTAGGTGGTAAGAGTCTATTTTGGCTCTTATTTCTTCATCAAGTTCTGACTGTGCAGTTAATGGCTTACAAATTCTTGCTTTGGCAGAAATAGGCACAACCTCACTCGGCGAGGCCGACCGAATAATTGAAGTTGAATGTGTAGAAATAATAATCTGAATTCCTAACTCTTCTCTTATTTTTCTTAGACTACTTGCTAATGTAGTTTGTAAATTAGGATGCAGATGAGCGTCTGGTTCATCTAATAATACAATATCCGAATGACTAGGACAGAAGCGATAAATTGGAGCTAAAATTTGTAGAATTTGCATGAAACCGCTCCCTGACGAACTGAAATCTAATGAAAGATTTTTTTCCTCACAGAGTTCGCTATACTGAGCCGTAACATATAAATCTTTTTCTTCATTAAATTCAATGGTATCCAAATGAAAGTCAAAATCATCCTCCATTCTTTTCTTTAGCCTTTGATATTCAGGTTCAGCATTTTCTTTCATATCAAAAACTAGATTGCGAATAACAGCGCTTACATTTCCTAGTCGTAAGCGATCCTGTAGCGCAACGGGAAAAATCCTTTCTTCTACAGCACTTAGCCCAACAAAGCCTGAAATGAATAAGGGAGGTTTATCTTGAAGCGTTGGTGTGTTCGGCAAGTCTTCTGGAGAGGAGGCACAGCTGATATTAAACGCCCCAAAAAGCGAATTTAATCGGAGTTGATATTTATTGTCCTTTTCATCGGTTAACAATAAATTAGCGCCAAATTTTATTTGCTCTGCGGCTGCAACGCGGGTGGCGCGTGAAATTCTTGCATAATACACATCTCTAAAGTCTGATAGATCGAAACCAGGGAGTTTTGTTAAACCTACTCCCTTAGGGCGAATTTTTACATTTCTTCCATCAGACTCGACAAGCTTATAACTGTGCAAACTAATTAGAGCTAAATTGAGTGCTTGGAGAATTGATGTTTTTCCGCTGCTATTTTCTCCCATTAAGACTGTAAAGGGAGAGAAAAAGATTCTTAAATCTTTAAATTTTTTAAATCTTTCAAGTCTTAATTCTTTTAACATAATTGAGTTATTTAATGCTTTTAATAGAATTAAATCTGATACAAAAAATTCAATCTCTGCCGTTCTCGCCACAACTTCCGAACGTAACGATTCGGATTCTCTTCTAAAAATTCGTAACTATCCAAACTAGATAAAGGAATAAGCGCTATTAAAGCTAGAGTGTCGGCTTTGACTTCTGCTTTCATATCAGGCAAGAAAAAAAACGTTTATTAAAGTCGCTTTTAACAGGGAAATGAAACTGATAGCAATCCCATATTAGGGTCATAACATCTTGTTGCAGCAGTTAAAGTCAATCCTGAGCTATAGCGCGATTTGCTTACCGGTGTTCTAACACCAGTAGCATTTCCAAGCCTCCAAGGAGTCCCTTCTCCTTCTAATTCAATTTCAAATTTTTCCGCAATAATAAAGTTTTTGCCCCCTTCATCACTAGAGGCAAAGCTTTCAGCCCAGTAATAAAGAGTTCCTGGCCTTATTTCATAATAAGCAGTAATATGCAGCCAAAGAGTTTGCCCGTTAACTACATAGCTTTTCTTGTCTGAGCAAGTTTGCCAATTGTGTTCATCAAATGCTTGATTCTTAACAACATTTTCCGATGATTCTAAATTTGTTTCTTCATTGTACGGTTCCATAGTGTTCTCCTTTGTATTGGTTTATTTTTGACGTTATTTCTTCTTTTCTTTATTCAAATTCCATATTGCTCGAAAATCTCTTTCCGTCTTATAAGCATCTCCAACATTTCTTGCTCGATTTCTTCAAACGGTATCTGAATTTTCTGGCTTAGCAATCATGTCCGGTGGTACTTTTCCTTCTTTAAGTAGTTGGTTCATGGTTTCGTAAACCATCTTTTGTGCATCGCTGTCTTCCATATCAGGAAAATCAACAACGGCCATAGAAATGTGCTTTCTACCGTTAAGGACATCAATTAATGCCTTGCGAATAACTTGGAAATCATTTTCCATTTCGCCTAATCCAACAGGAAAATAGGAGGCTCGTTTAATATGAGTTGTATTAAAATGATATCTAAGAGATTTACCCATTTTATACATCATTTCAGCAAATAAATTCTTCCGCGTCTCCTGCCAAAGTTGACTAGTTGCATTGTCTTCAGTTTCTTCAAATATTTGGCGCAAATGGTCAAGATAAGCATTCCAAGCATCTCTAATTTCTTTGTCATTATAAAACTCAATATCGATTAAATTTAATGCTTCAACATGTGGTTGTGATATTGGATAGGCGCGCGTTGCCATTAAAGTTTTAAAAACCCATTCACGACGTTGTTTTCTCTCGCGTCCTCTTTCGAGCCACTTTTGCGCCTGAACCGCCAAAATAGGAGCCAATATAGTTGCAAAAATTAGAATCCATTCGAATGCTGTCATTTACTAAACTCCATACAAAAAATAAAGTCTCTGCCTGTCTTTATATAACTTTTTGGCGTAACGGCTTCTCGGATTTTCATCTAAAAAATCAAAATTTGATAAAGCCGAAACAGGGAGGATAGCAATTAAAGCAATGGCATCAGATTCCATTTCATTTTTCGAGTCGAGTAGACCTAAGAAAAAAGCGTTCGTGCCGTTTTTTCCGCCGTGTAAAAAATGATGTGCAAGTTCATGGAACATTGCGAACGTTCGCTTCAATCCTTTTAACCGTTTGTTCAAAACGATAATCGATTCGCCGAGCACATTCATATAAAACGAAGCGGAGACATTCATCTCCAGAACTTCTATTTTCTCGGCTTCGCAAATCGCATAAAAATCCTGTTCCGTTAGAACGCGGGAGTTGAAGCCGTATGATGTGAGTTTTTCGAGAACAAACTTCATTCTCAGTTATTCTTTATTTTCCTGTCTTGCCCTAACCCCCTCCGCGACGAGCTTCATAGCTTCGATAATTTTTTCCTTTTCATCATTGGAAAGTTTTATGGAGTGGTCAAATTGGACAGTTACCCCTTTGAGAATCTCATGCGAATCCGTTATTAAGCCTTGTGATGCAAAACCGGCTTTTAAGAGAGCTTCGGATTCACTAGCCTTTAGTGCTTCAGCCAAAGCTAAAACCGTTTCTCTTTTTGTACCGCTCAAAGCATTTTCAAGCCTATAAATTGTTTGTCTGTCAACATCAATCAGATCAGCTAATCCATCCTGCGACAGCTTTGCATTTTCCCTTTGAGTTTTCAGCCAATTACCGAAAACGCGCCACCTTTCTTTATCAAATGACATTGCTTTTTTATTAAGTAAAGTTTGTAACATTTTATGTTTAGACATTACAAGATGCTTTTAGCGACATTCTATGTTGACAAAAAGCTACCAGGTATTTATTATTCAGATTTATGAACGCTAATCATTACAACCCCCAAAAATTAGTTGAGTGGCGCGAAGAGTCAGGCAAAACACAAGAAAAAATCGCAGAAATTCTTGGCGTTGACCGCAATACAATAAGTCGCGCAGAGAAAGGGAAAGTGGCTTCTTACGATCTGCTTGCCGGGCTCTGTGGCCTCTATAAAAAATCAACTCACGATTTAATCTACTCAAAACCTGTAGCAATCGCTGCCTAAGTATTTTCTCTTCTGCGACATTTTATGTTGACAAAATGCGACATAAAATGTTACATTGTATTTGTAAGTCAGAAATGACAAACCAAATATCAGGAGAAAGCAGAAGAAAATGGCAGATTTTAACGCAAAAGATTACGAAAAGTTCATTGACAGTGAAATGCAGGCCGCGCGAATTAAACGGATGCGTTCCGATTCGATACAACCGGGAAGTCACATTCTCGTTTTCAATTCAAATTTCGCCGGGGTTAACCCCGAAAGAGAAAAGACGTGGCACAAAGTTGAAACTTTAACCCGCTACTCGGACGGCATCGTCGTGATGATTTGCACCGATGGACGAAAGGTTATGAGCGACGACGTTCTGCTCGTCGCAAACGAGAAGACGGCGGAAACTCTTTTGATTTGTCTTAACGAACGCCAGAGAGAGTTAGCTGAAGTCATGAAGCACGCCGGGTGTGATAATCTGGAAATTTTTTCCGATTGGGAATCGGACAAGTTCGTTGTCGTCAATCACGACAGCCAAAGCGAATACAGAGTTACCTTGAAAACCATTGACCTAAAGAAGTTAGCTTCCTGCGGGTGCAAAGATTTTCTTTACAGAAACAAAATCTGCAAGCACATCGGCTATACTTTGCGCGACGCCCTTTTGGGCGTCCAGCCGTCGGAGACGGTTTTTTTGTCTGCTTCGGCTGAAATAAAAAATCAATTTTCAAGGAGATGAAATTAAAAGTATATGGAAACTACGTTTTTACAAGTTAAAGGCGCCAAGGGTTTTGCCATTATTGATGCGGAAGACTATGAAAAAGTCTCTCCGTTTGAATGGCAGATTGAAACTTCCGGGCGCGCGGGCTGGTTTCATATCGGCTGCCGAATTGGTGATAAAGCGACCGGGCAAAAATGCTACCGTCTGTCGCATATGATTCTCGGCGTCGAAAAATCCGACGGCGACGGTCGGGCTTACGTTACCTATCTAAACGGCAATCGGTTTGATTTGAGAAAAGCAAATCTGTGCCTCTCAAAAAATGTTAGTCCGGTAATCGGAGAAACAAAGTTTTATTATTTTTGCGATAAAAAACGCAGAAATTCTTCGTGGCGTTTATACGTCTATCTCAGCCCGACACAGGTTTCTCTCGGTAGCTATACATCGGAAAAGGCGTTAAAAGACGTTATCCAATTTATAAAAGACAGTAATTTCCCTCTCTCCACCAAAGCAGAAATTGAAGCAATAAAACCGACTGTTCGCGCTTGGGCGTTGGAAAATGGAATCACAAATTTACCTGTATATGGCACAGTAAAACCAAAATATGAAATTGGCGACGAAAGAGTCGTTGACAAGGATTTTGTCCAAATAAAAACCGACAGCGGTTGGCAAATGAAACATTATTTCATTTGGAAGCAACAGGGAAGACGCATCCCTAAAACTCATTTTTTACTGTTCAAAGACGGTAATAAAAGAAATTTCGACATTGAAAATCTGGAATTGGTTTCGCAGTCAGAAGCCGGGCATCGCCTTGCGCTAAGCCAGCGACCAGCAGAACTTCGACCGCTTCTTTCGGTGGTGCGCGAGCTGCAACAGGAACTAGACAAACAAAATAAAAAGAAAACTCGTCTGGTGAAAGTTATCGGCACCGAAAAACTCGCCATCGTGGACACGGAAGATTTTGAAAAGGTCAAAGATTTTGAATGGAAACTTTTGAACAGTCAGGGCAAAAAGGTTGTCGGCTACCGGGCTAAAATCGGGCATCGGCAATATAAAATTGCTACACTCGCGCACCTTATTTTGGACATTGACCCAAAAGAAAAAGTGCGAATTTCTCAGATTAACAAACGAACATTCGATTACAGACAAAAAAATCTTTCTGTTCATTATTTTTCTCGACCTGGCACAGTTAATAAACCTTCGTTCGGAATTACTCTCGCAAAAAACCGAAAAGCCAGTAAATCAAATCACGCTATTACTGTTTGGTTTCTAAACAAGCGAACGATGCTCGGTTATTACGTTTCCGAGGATGCCGCAAAAGCTGTTATTGAATTTGCAACAGCTTGGGACAAGCCTCTTTCGAATTGGGAAGATTTTAAAGTTCTTCGGAATGAGGCGCGCCGCTGGGCGATTGCGAACGGACACGCTAACAAATCGACGGTTTTAATCGGGCAGGAACAGCGAAAAGACAAGCCGTTCAATCTGCACATATTTTTCATTAAAAAAGATACTTCCAAGACGTGGCGAGTGATTATGCTTTGTCGCCCTGTATTTGGAAAAAAACATTTTTTCATCGGTCATTTTAGCACCGAAGAAATTGCGAAAACAGTTGTCGATTTTATCAATAACTGTGAATTGCCAATGACAAATAAGGATGAAGCCGAAAAGCTTCGAACTTTTGTTAAATCTTGGGCGATTGCAAAAGATTATCTGAACCAATCGCCGCAAAGGAATCAGTTTTCTAAGCCGATTCAAGATGTTCCATTTAATTTGATTCAACCAAGAGGAGAAATTTCAGTATGTCAAGCAACACGATAAAAGACGTTTATGCAGAGTTAATTTTATCGCTCAAAGACCTTCGAGCAGGGAAAATTGACTCCCGAACAGCAGAGACAATGTATAAAGGCGCAAACGCTATTGCAAATCTTATTACTTCCGAAACCAATTTAATCAAAGCCACCGGTGGGCTCGGTTCCGGATTTGTTCCCGAAGAAAAAGATCCGTTCGAAAAAGAAGTTCCGCAATATGCAATTGACGGAATGATAGATTGTTCCTTTTGTCTGGTTGAGGCAGCCGTTCGCCCGGACGCACCTTCGGTCAATAATTTAGTCGCGTGTGGTTATTGTCTAAAACAAGAAAGCACAGTTCATTTCAGACGCCAGCTTGCCGTTCAAGGCAACGCAAAACAACTTCCCGCGAAGTCTTCCAAAATTACCGAAAGCCAACAGGAAATTCTCGACTATCTTAAAGAAAACGGCGGTCAGGCTACGATTGGCGCAAACTTCGCCGACACCAAACAGCGAACCGTTAAAAGATTAATACAGCTTGAAGAGCTACGTTTAATCGAAAATGTTCAACGTCCGGTTTACCAGAACGATTTCCCGCTGGAACGTCGCGGGAAATTAACGCCTGAAGAACTGCATTGTGGTATTTGGAAGTTGAAGGCAGCGGGAAGGAAAGTGGCCGCATAAACGTTCATTGACTCAATCAAGGGCAAGGCTTTCACGGTCTTGCCCTTGATTGAGTCAATGAATCACCCTATGCAAAAACCGAAATTAAGGATTTCCCCGACCGGGAAAGAAATACTCGATTTCCTGCGCTCGCGCGGCGGCATAAGCTCCGTCGGAGTTATCGGCTCGAATAGAACGATAACGATTCGCCATCTCGAAAAGCTCGAAAAAATGGAGCTCATCGAATGCGTCGAACGCCCCGTAAAGTCCCTCCGCACGTCCGAGTATATCGGGATGGAAGGCTTTGCCAGTCACTGCGGCGTCTGGCGCCTGCCCGTAGAAAAGCTCCGGACGTGCAGCTTCTGCGGCTTTCGCGCGCCCTACGACGAGTTTCCCGAAGGCTCGGTCTGTTTCTTAGGAATCTGCGCGTGCGGCGATTGTCTGGAACGAGTGGAGACGGAAGATTTCCGCGAGCTTCTCGAATTGGGGCTAAGTTCTGAAACTTAAAAATTAATTCCTAAAACGTAAAGAAAAGAAGTAGATTTTCAAAGAACCGGATTGAGATTAGACGAAAATTTCTTACTTGAAAAGGCTTATTTACACGCAATTTTTGCACTTAGATTTGTTTATGACGCATAACCCCGATTACGAAAAAGCGGCGCTCGAAATTTACATGCTCTTTCGCCGGCATCCCGGCTCGATCAGCACCGTATCGGGCTATTTGAAGCGCAACGATTCGAGCAAGTTCTCGCGCCAGATAAACCCGACGGACGAGCAGCGCGACAATCCTTACGTCGAGCTACTGGAAATCCACGAAGCGATGCTGTCGTTTTCGCCCGGGCTCGAAGCGGAAATCTGGAAAATTCTGGAGCGCGAGCGAACCAAAAAGCTTCAGGCCGCGCCGGTCGTGACGCAGCTTGCCGAGCTGATGCGACGGATTCACACGGAGCTCGGCGACGTGGTTTGCGCGCGAGAGGAGGGCGCTTCGCGCGCCGAGCTGCAAAAAGAGGGATTCGAGCTCCTTCAGGCGGTCAGGGATTTTTACGAAAAAATCAAACAGTTGAGCGAATAAACGATGAGCGACGAGATGCGGACAATTCTGGAACGAATCGAGAATCTCGAAAACGAGGTCGAGCGCCTGAAGTCCGTCAATCCGACCCGCGCCGCGGCGTTCGAAGCGCTTCCTCAAAACGCGACGGTCGGCAAAGATTACGTCGCCTATCGCTTCGGATGCTCTGAAGAAGCCGTGGTGCGCGGGCGGGCCGGAACTCATCTGCTCAAAGAGAAGCGCGTATCCGAAAAACCCTTGAAATGGATAAAACGCGACGTCGACGCCGCGTGGCGCGAGCAGACGCGCCCGGCGAAAGAAAAGGCGGCCGAGGAAAGAGCGAAAGCGAAACCGGTCAGACGGCGGTCGACTGTCAAGATCGGCTAGGACGAAATTGGAGAAAGCAAAAAAAAGGACGGGGAAAATATAGATGGATTCAAGCGACTCGAAGAGCGCGATAAATATCGAAGAAATTAAGGCGGAAGCGGAGCGTCTCGCGGAAAACGACGGAGGCGGGGTGAAGTTCGCCTGGCTGAGCGACGTCGAGGCCAAATCCGTCGAATGGCTCTGGTTTCCGTATATCCCGCGAAAGAAGATTACTCTTTTTACGGGCGAAGAGGGCATCGGAAAATCCTATATCACCTCCGCTCTCGGAGCCGTCGTCTCGAACGGGTGGAAATTTCCGAACTCGGAGGAATATATCAAAGAGGGAAAAGTGCTGTTCCTCGCCGAGGAGGACGACGCCGAAGACACGCTCAAGCCGAGGCTGACGCAGGTCGGCGCGAAACACGAAAACATAGCGACCGTCACCGAGCCGATAACCTTCGACGAAATGGGGCTTCTCAGATTCGAGAACTTGATGGAGAAAATCAAGCCCGCTTTAGTTTTTATCGACCCGTTTTTTTCCTACGTCCCCAAAGACACGAATATCAATCTCGCGACGGCCATCCGTCCGATTACCACTCGCCTGACGGAAATCGCCGTCGAATATAACGCTTCCTTTATTCTGGTCCGCCATATCGGCAAAGCGAAAGGCGGCGGAGAAGGCCGGGCTGCAGGATTGGGGAGCATCGACCTGCGCGCCATCGCGCGCTCGGAAATCATCATCGGGCGCGACCCGCAAAGCAGAACCAAGGGAGCGTTCATTCACGACAAATGCAACTACGCTATGAAGGGCGAGTCCCTGGGCTACGAGATAACGCACGAAGGCCTGTTCTGGCTCGGCGCGTCGAATCTGACCGCAACGCAGATACTCACTTCGTTCAAGCCCGAAACCTCGGACAATCAGGCGGGCTGGGTCGAAGCGATGAAGTTTCTGCGCGAAGCCCTCAAGGAAGGAGAACGCTGCGCCAAGGAAGTTCAAAAGGAAGCTCACGATTTGGGAATTACCGAGCGTTCCTTAAGAACCGCGCGGCAAAAATTAGGCGTCGTCGTCTTTAAGACAGGCGGTTATTTCGGCGGCGACGTGCAGTGGAAATGGAAGCTCCCGATCGAGCTTTTGGAAGCCGAGGCGGACAACCGCTCCGAAGCCGAGAATTGAAGATGACGGCCTGCGACTCTCGTTTGCAGATGTCATCTTCAGCCGGATTTTTACCGTAAGCTCTTTTATTTTAACGGTTTACTTGAAGATGACGCAAGTGTCATCTTCAGCCGGTTGGAAGCGTCAAGTTCAGGCGCGTCAAACAAGTTCTTTGGAAACCTATCGGAAGAAAATCACCTTTGCCGGAACCGTTTTTGAATCGAATTTTTCAAAAGCGAGAAAGATAAGGGTAGGTAGAGGTCTATAAATTTTCAGGTATTTTCTTGCTGAAGATGACGTTTTGAAGATGTCATCAAGACTGAAGATGACACTATCCGACATCTTCAGTAGAACTACTATAAATAAAGGGTTTTGTTGATAGGAAAGACTGAAGATGACACTTCCCAATCGCGTCATACCCTTTTTATTGATACGAGGCTGGAAAAGCTACAAACATTGATGAAATATCAACTGGAAAAATACAGAGGTTCGCGTTCTCGCTACACCTGCCCGTCATGCGGAAAGAAAAACGAGTTCGCCAGATACATTGACGAGCTCGGAGATTATCTTGACTCGTCGGTCGGCCGCTGCAACCGGGAATCCTCCTGCGGTTATCACCTGACGCCGAAGGAGTTCCTCGGGCTCGGCACCCAGTCAGGCACAAACGCCCCCGCTACCGGCAAAACCAGAATGAACGCAGCGGTCGTGACACGGATAAATGCTGCGAGCCGAAAGGAGCAGGCCGAATACTTCGACACTATCGATAACTCTCTGGTCGTCCGCTCGCTCGAACACACAAATAAAAACCGCTTCCTGAATTTCCTATTGTCTTTCGTCGACCCGGAGCTCGTCGAAAAGATGATTAAGGATTATCTGATAGGAACGACCAAGACGGGCAAAACCGTCTTCTGGCAGATTGATGACAAAGGGCGTGCCCGGACGGGAAAGATTATCTCCTACGATGAAAAAACGGGAAAGCGCGATAAACGAGTAAATCCGTCATGGATACACTACGAGCTCAAAAAGACGAAAGTCCTGGCGGAAACCTTTGAGCACAAAATCTGCTTTTTCGGCGAGCATCTTTTGAAAAGGGATAAAAGGAAGTCCGTGGCAATCGTCGAAGCCGAAAAAACCGCCGCGGTCGCGTCGATTTTTCTCGATAATTTCATCTGGCTCGCCATCGGCGGAAAGTCTTATCTTAAAGCCGAAAAACTGCGCCGGTTCAGAGGCAGGAAAATCATACTCTTTCCCGACGCCGACGGTTTCGACCTCTGGCAGAGAGAAGCAATTGAGGCTCAAAGATTCGGACTCAACGTAACGACTTCCAGAATTATCGAAGATGCGGCAACCGTCGAAGAAAAGAAAGGGGGATTCGATTTGGCGGATTATTTGATTGCCGGAGAACTCAAAGCCCGGAGGCACAATGGCTATACTGATGCTTACAACTCGAAGGTCAATAAAATTTTATCTGATGAATACTTATTCGATTTATTTAATGAAATGCTCGATGAGCGTGTAGCGATTATGGAATCGGAAGAGGAAGCGTTAAAGCCGGAAAACTTAAGGGCGATAGTCGAATTTATAGCCTAATAATGAAAAACAAAAAAGAAATTAAAGACGTTCGCTGCAAAGGACGTATGCCGGACACGCGAAAGTCGTGCAATGCCGTTTTGTATCAATCGGACGGACAGTATCTCTATATCTTCGGGTTGATACTTAATCCGAACTTGAAAGTTCAACACGTTATCTGCGATAAATGCGGTTATAGGATGGCCTGGAAGAGAAATGAAAAACTTACAGTTAAATAATTAGAACTTCAAGGACTTTATGCTACTCAATATCCCTAAAATTTTGAGCCTCAAATCTGCTTAATAACTCGGGTATAAATCTTTCACTAAACCCTGCAACAATAGATAAGATAAATAATGGATAAACAGTATTTCCAACAACTCCTAAAATGAAATTAGCCTTACTGGCGATTACAAAAATACATCCAAAAATGAATCCCAGAAAAATTCTAGCGATTCCTTGAAAAGAGATATAACCAATACCGACGAATGGATCAATCTTTAACGAGTTATTTCTCTGCAGGACAGAAATACAAGCGCCTATAGCGCCAAACAATCCACCGAGCTCAATTAGTGCAGCATCAGCATGTATATTATTTGTTTCAAAGTAGGAAAAACTTATAAGAAGTGCCAAAATTAATATCGAGGCCATGCTTGCAGCAACGTAAACAAACCGGCCGCGCTCTTTAGATTTCGCTGCTACAAATAATTTTACATCGCGAAAATAGCTAACATGTTTTGTAGTTCCAGGACAATTTAAAGCCGCAAACAATGATTTGCCTAATTGATAGTATGCCTCTTTTTTATAAGATTTTGGAACTGAAACTCCTATTTTCGTCATTATGGTGTCAAACTCTGATACAGCATTAATGAGCCTGTTCGGGAGATTGCCCTTATTGCCGAAATAACGCCAGCGGAGTTGATTATCTTTTGTTGTGTATACGATAGCTGTAGGACTCTTTCCCAGAGTAATAGCTATATCCTGCACATCTAATTTCCCCGAGGCATTCAAATCTGGAGTAGGAGTAGTTTGTTCCATAGTTTTATCCCATGAATTAGATTAAATATAATGTTATTCGTTAAATTGTTCCGCATAATAACACTATATACATCAAAATTGAAGTATTTAGAGAGCAATATTAATCAATAAACTGCTTCAGTAAAGTTTTCATTGCAATTTTTGAAACTTTCCGTTACTTTGGACTATGAAAATTTAGGTTTGCCCACCACTAATCTCGGGCAGTCAACACACTAACGCCGTGTAAGTCTTCAAAAAGAGGGCTTACGCGGTGTTTTCGTTTTGGAAGTAAACGATGAACGAAGAATTACAGCCAAAACTATCCGAAACCGGCGGGCGTAGCGGCTTCCTGAAGCTATAGGCTTTCTCGGAACGAAAAGGGTGATTCGGCTCGATTCTATTTTATGAATATCGACGTTCCAATTTACGACATTCCTGAAGAAGCGTTTACCCGGCTTCTGCACATATTGTCGCGGAACAAAGTCGAGGCATACGAACTGACGGGCGGCGACGAGCGAAATGTTTTGATATTCAAGGACGCAGCTTTTCGGGCATCGGAAGTCAGATGCGACGAGGACGACGAAGAAGGGCAGGAAATGCTCAAAGACGCAGGGGTTGATTATAGATAAAGTTTTGCGGCTCGCCGGTTCGCGTGTTTTGAAGCTTCGCGCGGACGCATTAGCGGCGAGCCGCAAATATTAACAACGATGAGCAAACGGGGACGAGAGAGACAAAATGGCTTTTGATGTTGAAAATTTCCATTCTCCTATTTATATGATTGACGACGGCAAAACTTGGATTGATACGGTTAAGGATTACTGGGAATTGCTGACCATCGGCGGCATTATTTTAGGCTGGATTGTAAATAAAATCCGCAAGAGCCGGAACAACTATAAAAAAGGCGTCGGCGTGCTCGCAGCTTTCAAAGAGCTGATGCAGGTCGAAACGGCATTGAATCGAATCGAAACGGTAATAAATCAAAAAATGGAAGAGTCCGCCGAGCTTCACCGCTATAACTCGGCACGCATTGAGCTTTTATTGGACGTTTCGGCCGTTCCCTTCTGGCGCGCGAACGATAAAGGCGAATGCGTCGAAGCGAACGAAGCCTACTGCAAATTATTTCAAAAAGAGGAAAAGGATCTGCTCGGCGACGGCTGGTTTTCGGTAATAGCAAAGCACGACCTCGAACGCGTAAGCGCTTATTGGATTCGAGCCTGCGAGCGCAGAGCCAAATCCAATATCGAGTTTGACGCCGTTCTTCCCGACAAAACCATTTTTCCCGCGCGTTCGATGTGGCAGCCTTATTTTAATGCCAAAGGCGAGTTTGTCGAGATGCAGGGAACTACGCAGAAGATATGAGCGACGAAAGAGAAGAAATAAAACTCACGCCGAAGCAAAAATTGTTTGCCGATTATTATTTGCACGAAGCACATTTTAACGGCACGAAGGCGGCTGAGTTGGCAGAGTATAAAGGCAATCGGGCGACACTTGCGGCGGTGGCTTACGAAAACCTTAGAAAACCTCAGATTAAGACTTATATCGATGAAAGATTGTCGGCAATGACTATGCCCTCAAATGTTGTTCTCGCAACGCTTACCGAATACGCCGAAGGAAATATCGAAGATGTTTGCGACGAGCACGGAAATTTTAGCTTTGAGTTGGCGAAAAAACGCAGGAAAACTCATTTGATAAAAAAACTCAAAGTGAAGCGTTCCATCAAACAGAGAAAAACGGAAGTCAGAGAAGATATGCGCGGTTTTCTGGCCGAAGATGAAATCGAAGATTTACAGTCAGACGTTGAAATCCTTCACGAAGAGGTCGAGTTTGAATTGTATTCGGCACACGAAGCGCGCAGAGATTTAGGGAAATATCACAAATTATTTACCGAAAAACATGAACACACAGGCGCGGGCGGCGAGCCGTTGTTCCCGAAAGTTTATGCAGGTTTCGACCCTTCTAAAGTGTAGTTTTCTGGTTATGGCGATAGTAATGTCTTCCAAAACAATTACGCCACGACCGGAAGAGCGGCCGTACCAACCCATCGGCGCGGCGCTCGACGTCTTTTACTGCCAGGACGATGAAGTGGTCACGGACGGGCCGGCGGGAACGGGAAAATCGCGCGGCTGTCTCGAAAAGATGCACCTGTGCGCGATGAAATATTCCGGTATGCGCGGCCTACTCGTCCGTAAAACCCGTACGTCAATCAGTCAAACCGCGCTGGTCACTTACGAAAATCACGTTCTGCCGGTCGGCGCGCTCGGCAAAGGCCGTTTGGTTCATTTCTTCACTTCCGACCAGGAATATCGATACAAAAACGGCTCTGTTCTGGTCGTAGGCGGTCTGGATAAATCGTCGAAAATTATGTCGTCCGAATACGATATGATTTTTATGCAGGAAGCTACCGAGGCAACCGAAGACGACTGGGAAGCTTTGACTACTCGCCTGCGTAACGGCGTGATGCCATATCAGCAGCTGCTCGCCGACTGCAACCCGCAAAACCCGAAACATTTTCTCAAACAGCGGCAGAAACGCGGCGTGCTGAAAATGTTCCAGTCACGGCACGAAGACAATCCGGTTTTATTTAATCAGCAAACGCGCGAGATGACGCCGCGCGGCGTTGCGTATCTGGCGAAGCTCGACAACCTGACCGGCGTGCGATATCTGCGACTGCGTAAAGGCCTCTGGGTCCAGGCCGAGGGAATGATTTGGGACAACTACGACCCGAAAATTCACCTGTTAAATCGTTATGACGAGAACGATGAATTTATCATTCCGCGCGATTGGCGCAGGTTTTGGGTGGTCGATTTCGGTTATCGTAATCCGTTCGTCTGGCAGGAATGGGCGATGGATAATGACGGAAATCTTTATCGAATTCGCGAGATTTATTTCACGAACCGATTGGTCGAAGACCACGCCCGCGAAATTCTCAAAGTTTGCGGCTGGCACTACGACCCGACAACGCGGAAAAGAACAAAAATCCGTGAAGACGCCGAGCCTTTGCCCCAAAAAATTATTTGCGACCACGACGCCGAAGACCGCGCAACGCTGGAAAAACATTTGGGAATGGCGACTGTTCCGGCGTTCAAAGACGTTTCAAGCGGATTGCAGCAGGTCGAGTCTCGCCTGCGCGTCAAAGCGAACGGGAAAGCCGGTCTTTATTTACTGAGAGATTCTTTGGTCGAACGCGACCCCGAGCTAGTCGAAGCGAAAAAACCGCTTTGCACCGAAGACGAAATTGAAGAATACGTTTGGGACGAAGACAAAGAAGCTCCGGTTAAGGAAAATGACCACGGATGCGACTGCATGCGCTATATGGTCGCCGAAATCGATTTGAAGCCGAGAGGCGACGACTACGAGGAAGAATCGACCGAAAGCTATTACCAATTTTGAGGTGTAAAACTTATGGATAAAAACATTACTTTAGGCGAAGCGCAGCGATTGCTGCAAGACCGCATCACAGCGGGACACAAGGCAAATAAACTTTTTCTCGACGGAGACCACTGGCAGGAAGGCGAAGGCTTTCCGGCGCTGCCTCCGCTATACGTCGAGAATCGCCAGCAGATAATCGACACGATTCAAAAAGCTTTTACCTCGGAAAACGTAATCGCCGAAATCGTGGAGCGACACCTGGACGGCGTCATCGCACGCGAACCGGACTGGAATCTGGTCGATATGGCGGCGGCCGAGCCGGATGGAAACGCCGGCGACGGGGAAACTCCGCAGGAACGAATGATTCGGGAAACCGTCGCCGCGCTCGTCGAATGGTGGAACGACCGGAAGATGCTCGGAACGCTGCGCGAGGCCCTGTCCACCGCGCTGATTCAGGATAAATGCGTCGTCCGCGCATATGTTCCGCCCGGGTTTGTGGACGAATCGGGAAATATTCAAACGCATAAGAATCTGTCGGACGCGCTGAAAATGCTTCAGTTCGAGGTTTTGCCCGCAGACGTCGCCGGCATTTTTTACGATTCGGAACGCAACGAGCCTTTCGGAATCTTCGCGACTGGCGGCGACGATAAAAAGGTAGAGCTGACCTTTCTCGATAAAGAGGGCAACACTCGTCTTAGAGTTTTTGAAGAACAGACTTTGCTGGAATTCGCTCAGGAAACTCTGCCGACGATTGCGGCTTATATTCCGCCCGCCGACTCTGAGGAAGCACCGCCCGAAATTCAGCCGCTCAAGCTCGACGGAAATCTTTTAATGTTTGAGCTTTCGCGCTCGACGCTGATTGATGAGCAGGTTCGCTCGCAGCAGAAGCAGGTGAATTTGACTTGGACGATGGGCGGGAAAAACATCGTCATCGCCGGCAGCCGAGAGCGATATTTTATCAATTCACAGAGGCCAAAAAAAACGGTTAAAAGACGCGGAACGGACGGCTCTACTGTCGAAACGACCGAAGACGCTCCGCTTCAAATCGGCGGTTCGTCGGCGACTTTTCTGGGCGGCTCGCCGATTTATCAGGGCACGGAAGGTGAACAGAGAAAGCTCGTAGGCTACGCCACCGCCAATGTCGTCATCGTCGACCCTGTTCAGTCGGATGTTTTCGATAAGCGGCGCGACAAGCTGAAAATGGCGATGCTCGGCCGCGCCAAACAGAGTCACGTGCAGCTCAACGATATGACTGACGCTTCCGGCATTTCGAAACAGGAAGGACGCGCCGAATTCGAAAAATCGCTGAAAACTTCAAAGTCCGCGGCCGACCCGCTCGGCAGATGGATTCTGGAAGTCGGCCTGCTCTTTGCGGCGGCTCACACGACCGGCGGCGGTGGCGCGACGCGCGAGAAAGAATTCGAAAATTTTCGTGTCGATTTCAATGCTATTGTCGACGCCGGCGCCGTTGACCCTGAACAGGTCAAAGTCGACCGCGAGGACGTCGACAGCGGCTATATGTCCGTCGAAACCTATCATGCCCGGCGCGGCATCGAAGACCCTGACGCGGAAGTGGCGCGGCTTCAGGAAAGTGAATTTTATCAACTGAGCCTGATGAAAAAACGATTGGAAGTCGCGAATCTCGCGAAAAATGTCGGCTTGCCGAATGACGAGATACTCAAAATTGCAGGCTACAGGGACGATGCCGAGCGAAAACAGATTTTGGACCAGATGACCGTCGTCGACTCGGGCGGCGGTCATAGCGGTCAGGGCGCAGGAGCTGGCGCGGGCGCTTGATGCTAATTTTACGAAATATTTCGTTTTATCTTGCTTTTTTTCCGTTTATCGTTTACTTTGGAATCTGAAAAATTTGGTTTGCCCGCTAACAATTTCGGGCAGAAAACGCGAGTAACGCCGTGTAAGCTCTTGAAAAATAGAGCTTACACGGCGTTTTTATTTTCCGCGCAAAAGCGCAAAATCCACAGGCAAAAGCCAATTTATCCCGGACAATTCAAAAGAATATGCCAAAAAAACTTAAACATTTTTACGCGAAAAAAGAAGACGTTCCCGCCGGCCTCGTTGACGCATACGAGGAAAGAGACGGCAGATGGGAGCTTATCGAACTTGATGATGATGTTCCGATTATCCAGAACAAAGTCAGCCTGGAAAACACGCAGCGCACGTTGAAAGAAGATTTGCGCAAAGCCGAGGACCGTGCGACCCGCGCCGAAGCAAAAACGCTTCCGACCGGCAAAATCGCGGTCGACCCTGACGTGGAAGAGCTAGGCAATGCGGCGAAAACGGCCGGATTGACCGCCGGTGAAATCCCGACTTTGAAAACCAAAGCCGACGAACTGCAAGGAAAACTCGATGCTGTCGATTACGAAAAAACGGTTGAAACCGTCGCAGCGGCCAACAAATTAAACGATAAATTTGTCGAGCTGGCGAAGGACAAAAAACTGAAATTCGAAAGCAAAAAGGAAAAGGACGACGACAAAAACGAGACGGAAGTCTGGTACGTCGTTCAGGAAAAAGACGGCAAAACGGAACGGCAAAAGCTGGGTGAATTTCTCGAAAAAGACAACTTTTTCAGCAAATTCGCCGATATGTTCGCCGCCGAAGACGCAGGCGATGGCGATGGCGATCCGGGCGAAAGCCAGGGCAGCGGTAAGAAGTGGGTCAAACAGGAATCGGGCAAAAAGGCGAAAGGCACAAACGAATTCGACGAAATTCGCGAGGAAATGAAAAACCAGAATACCGCGAAGCCAACGGACAACGCGTCGGTACTCGCCGCCCTGAGCGGCCAGCCCGTCGCGCCGCCGCCGGCAACAGCGAAATAGGAGAAATTTTATGCCACTTTTGATTGAAAAAACTACGGGCGGAACGGCTTACGCCTCCCCGTTTCTCAGCAACCTCGGGGGCAACGTTATTCACGTAAAAGTGGATGTTTCGCTGCTCTCGACATCGCAGGTTGATGAGGACGGAATTTTGAAGCCGGGTGTCGTGCTGCCATCGCATGGCGGCGCTTTCGGTTCTCCGAACGGAACAGCGCAGGTTGAAACGCAAACGGTTGTCGGTACAGCGAACGGAGCCGGAAACGTAAAAGTTACGATTACTTCCGAGTTGTATGAAGAACCGATTGAAATTCTCGTCGCCGTCGCCGATACGGACAATGCCGCGGCTATCGGCGGAAAAATCCGCACAGCCCTTGGCGCTGATTCCAGAGTTACCGATTATTACACGGTCGGCGGCGCGGGCGCGAATTACAGCTTAACGGCCAAGACAATCGGCCCGAATGACATTTCGTTGAATTTAGCGCACGCGCAGCAGTCGCCGGTTACCGGAATTACGGCCGCGTCTAATTCAACCAATTCGACTGCGGGAGTTGCGCCCGATGACGCAGTTATGGTTATTTCACCGACGAAAATCGCCGCCTCGAACACTTCACTGAGCAGCATCACGAATGACCCGCTGGTGGCGTGCGCGACGATTGCGACGGTGAATCGTTCGATCGTCGAGGACAACCTCGGCCGGTCGTTGACAGCTGTTGAGCTGGCCGCGATTAAAAACAGCGGCTTGCGTCTGACCGCATTATAAGGAGAACAAAAGCAATGAAGTTATCTTGGATTGAAAAAGTCAAAAAATTAACTGCTGCTGCTCTCACGGTCAGAGTGCAAATGCTCGACCCGACGGACAACGGCACGCTCAAATGGTCGACGCTTTTCCCGCGCGTCGACGTTCAAACGCACGACGTGACCGATTTGATTACGAAGGATTTCCGCCCGGTCGGCGCGCGCCGCGAATGGGACGCTCACGGCCGGCGCATTCCGATTATCACGCCGGACACGCGGAAAATTAACATCATCCCGATTGAAACCGAAGACCTGATTCACGAACAGGAGCTGGTGGCGCTCAGAGAGAGATTTCTGAACAACCAGCAGTTGATGGTCGAGCAGCTCAAGGTAACAATCCCGGAACGCGGCGACACGCTCGCGATGGCGGCTTGGAGAACGCTCGAAAAAGACGCGATGGACGCGTGGCTTAAAGGCTACATCGACCAGTATGACGCGCAGTCGAAAAAGTTTTACCGGACTTCTTTCGGCATCGATGTTGCGCGCCAGACCGTCGCCGTTTCGCCCTGGACTTCCGGCGCGTTCGGCAAATTCATCGCGTGGCTCAAAGTCGCGAAAACATATGTCAAAGGCGGAATTCTCGGCGTAATGAGCTCGGCAACCGTCATCCAGGCGATTTTCGACGACGCGCCGGCGCTGGCAAACGGCCAGCGTATGGGTTACGAAGAGTTTTACAAGGAAATTCGTAATCGAACCGGTTTGAATATCGTTTTTATCGAAAACAACGAAACGGGCGACTTTTTCGTTGACGGCGGTACACGCACGGAGAAAAAACGATATTTCGACGAAAGCTATATCGCGGTTGTTCCGGTCGGCGGCATGGTCGGCAAAACACCGTTCGCTCCGGTCTCGCGCGCGCAGGACCTTTCCACGCTAGTTCCCGACGCGAAAATCGACGTCCGCGGCGTATCCGTTTTTCACTTCGCCGAAAACGACGACAAAGCTTTGAAGCTGCAAGCGCAGCTCGACGCTCTGCCGATTCCGACCGACGAGAAAATCTACACGACCGATACGGGTATCATGAGCTAATTTCAGCCGGCGGGCGGCGGGTAAAAATCCTCCGCCCTGAAGCTGATTTTTTAAGGAGAATTTTTATGCCAAAAGATAATCGAGAAGTAATTAGAGGCCTGAGCGTCGTCGGCGAAGACGGCAAACAGAAAACCTACATCGACGTCGATGAAATTTCCGCGAATTTCACGCAGGAAGAGCTGGACGGCTTCATCACGCGCGAAATACTTTCGGGCAATTGGACGTCGGCCAAGCTCAGCGCGGCTCTTGAAATCGGCGACGCTTCGACCGGCAGCCAGACCAGCGAGCCGCCGTCGGAATCGGCGACCGGCTACAAGCAAAGCGACCTGGAGAAAGAAAACAAACCCAATCTGCTCGGCATCGTCGACGAATTGAATACAAAAGGTTTCAGCATCGAGGTTGCCCAGGCCGATACGAAAGCCACCATCATTCAGGCGATTATGAGCGCCGAAGGAAATAAGCAGTAGTTTTTTTACGCGGGCGCGGGTCGTGCAGGCGATTCGCGCTTTCCGCGGAACTTTTTAATTTTAGATGCCGACACCGACGCCGACAAATGAACAAACCGAGACTGTGCGGGAAATCGCCAAACTCTCTTCTTTTGCCGACGCGCAGGAGCGCATCAGTTCTTTGAATGATGAACAGTGGGCGGCGATGCTTGCCGATATTACTGCTTGGAGCAGCGTAAAAAATCAATTTACGCGGCTGAAAGGCGGTCGAAGCGGCGTCGATATCGACCCCGGAAGAACGCGAATGGAAATTCGCAATCGCGTTCGCGTTCGTCTCGGGTTGTCCGAGCTGACCGAACAATACGGCGACGAAAATCAAACCGGCAGCAGCGAAACGTGCAGCGTTCCAATCGGCTATAGCTGGTAAAAATCAGGGTAAATATGTCGATTCTTGGTGAAATTATCGCTGCGAAAAAGCTGGAATTCGACGCCCTGCGCGAGATTTTCTATCCGGAAAGCCCGGTTTGCTATCTGCTCGCCGGCGACGGCGACGAAGAAGTTTTCAGCGTAAAGCTTGAAATCAGCGGCGGCTGGTATCTCGACACCAAACAGAAAAAACTTCTGGTTGCCGCGCCGGATACGGATTTCGCCAAAAAGCTCGAACTGTCCGGCTATTTCAGCGTCAGCGGCCGAGTTTACGAGCTGCAGGATGATGACGGCGAAGGCGGCGACGGCAAAGTTCCGCCCGAAGGCGAAGAGCCGTGGTGGAAACTTTCCTACAAACGCACAGGCCAGAGCTTCTCGCCGGAGTAATACGATGAGTTTTTTTTCAGCCGAGGTTCAGTTTAATCCTTTCGCCGTCGTCGATGTCGACGTGATGCTCGCGGGCGTCGCGTATGAAGGCGCGGAAATTATTCACGAGAAAATCGTCGGTTTGATGAACGAGCCGAAACACGGCAATCCGTATAAGCACCGCGACAACACCGTTCGACCGGCCTCAGAGGAAGGCGAAGCGCCGGGAATTAACTCGAAAGATTTAGTCGGCTCCTTCGATGTCATCGCGCTTTCGATGGACGAAGCGCAAATCAATTCCGATATCGATTACGGCAATATTTTGCAGGAAAAACGCGACCGGCCGTTTACCGAGCCCGCTGTTGAGCTGGCAATACCGGAAATCGCTGAAAAAGTCGAAGGCCGGATGGAAGAAGAATGGCGTTAACGGAAAAAAAGGTAAGGGAAAAAATTCTCGCGGAAATCTGGGCGATTTGCCCGACCGCCAGGAAAATCCGCCGCAATCCTTTTACCGGCGACCGCTCGAAATGGGCGGGACATTTCACGCACGAAGTTGAAATCAACGGCGAAATGACGCCGGTTACGCTGGCTTTTATCGCACGCCGGACTGGTTACAAGCCGCGGAGCAAGAGCGTCCCGTTCGAGCAGTATATTTTTGAAATTCTCGGCTTCAAAGGCTACGTTGCCGGAACTGAAGCCGAAAATAGTGAGGACGATTGGCAGCTGACGATTGAGAGAATCGCCCGGCGGCTGGCTGATTTGGATACGGAAAGTCCCGTCTGGGAATTTGAAGATGAAGAGGACGAGGTGACGACCGAATACGTCGAGTTTCGCCCAATCGGTTTAATCGATGCAGGCGGTTTTCTGCATTTCGGCGGCGGCCAGTTAGTCGTCAATATTCATCGTTGTTAGGGAGAAAATATGTCTAAAACAAAAACTTTAGCTTTATCAGCAAACGCGCCGAAAGTCGATTTTACAATCGAAATCGGGATGGATTTTTCACGAACGTTCAAGCCGTCAGACGCGCCTTTCCATATCGAAAAGAAATGGGCCGACGTGCTTTTGCGCTCATACGATTATTTTGTCGAGTTTGAAGAAACCGAGCCGGAGGCTATGACTTTAGCCAGCTTGATGAAGCTCAAACGCGACGTTCTCAATGCCAAGGCGAAGGAATTTAATATCAGCGAGCCGGAAAAACTCGCCGATAAAAAAGCCGTTGCCGAAGCGATTCTGCAAGCTGCCAAGCTGCCGGCAAAAGCCGCGGACGGCGCTGATGCTGCGGAAACACCCTCTGACGAAAAATCGGGAGAGGAAACAGAAGAAAAGGAACAGGGTTAAAAAATCCGTTCGTGGTTTAGGAAAATTTTTCGTTAAGGAGATAAATTATGGCACCGCCACTTAATCAATCGAATTGGATTTACGGCATCGGCGATACGCCGATGTCCAACTACACGGACGACGGCTCGCCGCCGGCCGAGCTCATTAAATTTGTTACGACCGACCAGCAATCGGCGAAATACACCGTCAACACGGCCAACAACGAAGGACAATCGACCGGAACGGATTGGGGGACCGAGCAGTGGATTGAAAGTCACGACGCCGAAATCCCGTTCTCGATTGACCCGACGATGTTGATGCTGACACGGTTACTTCTGGCCGCGTTCGGTCAAAAGGTTACGACTTCGCCGACTGCGGGAGTTACGAAAAACGTATTTACTCCGCAGGACGCCGCTTCTCGCCAGCTTCCGGTTTACTGGATGGGCGAACAATGCGGCGACCGGCACGACGCGCTGTATCCGTCCTGTATGCTCGAAAAAGCGACTTTCAAGGGCGAAGAATCCGGCAAGCTGAACGTCGCCGGAAATTTCCGAGGCTCGGGCCAGCAGCTACTCGGCGAAGATGTCGACATAGTCAAGGAAACCGGAAAGTATTATCTCAAAAATACGATGAGCGAAATCGCCCGCGCATTGGCAGCGACGCCCAACACGGTGGCCAAAACTTACGCCTGCGGCTTGCAGTCGTTTATGTTCGACGTCGATAACGCCGCCGACCAGAAAGTCGGCTACGACCCCGGATGCAAACGCTTTTTCACCGCGAACGATCCTGACAGCGGCCAGATTCGCTCGTACCATCTTTTCGGGAAACGCAAATACGGCAGCAAATATGTCATCTGGCTCGAAGATTCCGCGCCGGAGCTGGCGCTTCTGCGGGCGCAGACCGAACTCAATCTCAAAATGGGTATGTACGGCAAGACCATCACCGGCGCATATAAAAATATGTTCGAAATCGTGATGCATCTCGCCTTCTACAAATCCGTTGACCTCGGCAGTAAAAACGGCTTTACGACGCTGGAAATCTCGCCCGACGCGTTTTACAACGAAGCGGACAACAAGATTGTCAGCGTGACGACTCAATACGCGACTCCGGCCTAATGCCCGAGTTTTATTCTTTTTCTCGGCGGCGGCACGTCTAAAAAGATTTGTCGCCGACCAAATTAAATACCACAGGAAAATAAAAATTTTTATGAGTGAATTTGAAAATAACGACCAGAATTCGGCTGCAAAAGCAGCTTACGACAAAGACGCGCGCCAGGAATTTAAGTTCGAGGGCGAGGACGACGAGAATCGCTATGTCTTAACATTTGCGGTCGAAGGCCTGCCCGACGCGGATTTATTCGAATACGATAAGCTTTCCGAAACGCAGGTTATCAGCAAGAACAAAAACAACCAGCTTTTCAAAACGAATGCGATTCCGGCATCGCGCTGGTTTTTCGAGGAACGAATCCAGCTGATTGACGGTTTCGACGGCGAGCTTCCCGACAATTGGCGCGAAGATTTCGACGACGAGGAACGGGCGGCGGTGGTCAATGCCCTGCTCGACTGCGACGTCGTCGTTAAAGAAGAAACTAAAATTCTCGGCAAACGAAAATTCGGCCAAGCAAAAGCGAATAATCTCATCACGCTCAAAGCAGCTTTCAACGGCGAGGAAACGCTTTTAGACTTCGATTTTCCGCCGAAAAACAGCGACCAGATCGGAAAATTCCGCGCGATAACCGTCGGCGCGATTTTCAAGAAAGGCCGCGAAGGCAGATTTATGCGCGAAACGTGGGAAGCGATTTGCGCTCTGTATGACGAACTCAAAGTGCAGTGTGACGCGAATCCGGCGGCGCATTTGAAAGTGCTTGCGATGCGGGAACGGTTTGAAGCGAATCTGCAATCGCAGACAAAAAAGTCGAGTTACTAAAGCCGGCGATTTTTGAAACTCTGGCCCGGCGCTACGGCGAGCAATTACAAGGCGGAACAGGTATTGTGGTTCGCTGCCCGGGTCCGGAGTTTTGTGAGCGAATCGACGGCGTGGGCGAGCCGAACTGGACGATTGAGGAAATGTTCGAGGAAGCGTCGCCCGGATGCTCGCGACGCTGCCAGCTTCCGCCTTTGCCGGAAAACAGCGAAGGCGACGACGAACACGAAAACGTTTCCAATGAGGAATCTGAATTCGTCTGCGGGCAGATTGAAGAGATGGCCGATAAATTTCACGCCGGAGAAAAACTTCGTCCTTCCGACTTCGAGCTTTGGAAATGGGATTTATTTGTTTACTGGCGAAAAATCGAGCGCGATTTCGAACGAAATATTCAAATCAAGCTCGGCATCGTAGCCGGTGGTTTTCTCCAATAAAACGGCGCTATGGCGAAATTAGTACCAATAATCGTCAGGTTAGACGGGAGCCAGGCAAAAGCCGAAATCGCCTCTTTAGGCAAAGGTTTAGACGCTCTCAACAATCGAGCCGCCCGGCAGTTCACAGCGGGCGGCTCTTCGAGCATCGACACGCGGCAGATGCAGGATTTCGTCCGGATGTCGAAAGAATCCGCCCGCATCAGCGAAGTTAACGCCCGCTCGCAGGCGCGTCTCGCCGAAGAAACTGCCAAGCAGATTACCCAGGCAAAACAATCCGAACTGCGTCAATTCGAGAGCGCGGAAAAATCCAAACAGAAAATTACGGAAATAAGCGTTCAGACACAGTCCCGTCTCAATGAGGAACTCGCGCGCCGGCAAACGCAGTCGTCGAAAGTCGGGCTGAAAGTTTTCGAGGATTCCGAAAAATCAAAACAAAGAATCGCCGAAATATCCGCGCGAAGCCAGATGAAACAGGCGGAAATTGCCGCCCGCGGCGTCGAAGCTCAGAAACGGCGCGAGTTTCAGGAATACCAGCGCATCGAGCGCCAAAAAGCTCAACTGGCAATTACGAAAGCCGGTAAATACGGCGCGGGCGATATTGCCGGGCTCGTCGGAACTGCGATTGCAAGTTCGACCGCAGTCGCCGGCGTGTACGCCATTCTCGATATCGGCGCGAAATACCAGGCGTCGATGAATATGCTTCAGGCCGTGACGGGCGCGACGGCGGCCGAAATGCAGAAAGCGGACGGCATAGCGGTACAGCTAGGAAACGACTTGAGTCTGCCTGGAATGTCCGCTGCCGATGCCGCCGAAGCGATGACCGAGCTCGGAAAAGCCGGAATGTCGGTCGAGCAGGCGATGGCAGCCGCAAAAGGAACTTTGCAGCTCGCGACGGCCGCCAATATCAGCGCCGCCGCCGCCGCCGAAATTACCGCAAATTCGCTGAATATGTTCGGTTTGCAGGCGTCGGAAGCGGGTCGTGTGGCTGACCTACTGGCGGCCGCTGCGAATGCGTCCTCGGCTGAAATCATGGACGTCGCCGCTTCGCTTCAGCAGGCGGGCGCGGTTTTCCATAACGCGAATATTCCGATTGAAACGACGGTCGCCTTAATCGCCGAGATGGCGAACGCGGGTATTAAAGGCTCTGACGCCGGAACTTCTCTCAAAACAATGCTTCAGCGTCTCCAATCGCCGACAAACGACGCGGCGGCGGCAATCAAAGGCCTCAACGTCGATATTTACGACCAGGCCGGCGTAATGCGTCCGATGCGCGATATTATCGCCCAATTTGAAAGCGGATTGAAGGGACTTTCTCAGGAACAAAAAGACCAGGCGCTGAATACGATTTTCGGTGCCGATGCAGTCCGCGGCGCGACGATCATCTTCGGCCAGGGCGCAGCCGGTTTAGATACTATGTCGCAGGCGGTTCAGCGACACAATGCGGCGGCCGAACTCGCGGCGGCTCGCTCGAAGGGGCTTGGCGGCGCGTGGGAAAATCTCAAATCGCAGGCGGAAACTTTAGGTCTGACAATCTTTGGCAGCATCGCGCCGGCTCTTACAACAATCGTTCTCGGTTTTGCTAATTTCATCGGCCTAGTCGGTCAATATCCGGTTACATTCGCGGCCGCGGCGGTCAGCGTCGGGCTGCTCGCGGTGGCCTTTAACGCTGTAAATATCGCCGCCGGCATCCAGGTTTTAATTTCCTACGGCAGCTCGCTCAGCGGTTTGGTTTTTATCGCTTCGAATGTCGCCCGCGCGATGTTCGGACTGCAAAACGCGTTCATCGGTCTGGAAGTAACGGTCGCGGCTGTCGCCGGATGGGCCGCGCTGATTGCGATTCTCGGCGGCGTAATCTACGCGTTTTACAACACGGAATCGGCGATTAGTAAAGCAAATGCCGTCACACTGGACTCGATTAAAACTAACATCGATTCGCTGCAAAGCTATAAGGCTCTGCAATCCGAGGCTCGGAACCTGGTGTCGGCGTCAAATGAGGTCAGCCAGGCGCAGACGCAAAGCGGCGACGTCCACGACCGGCTTAACAATATTCTCGGCCGACTTGACCCGGTTACCGCCGAATACATCAAAACGCTCGTCGATGAGAAAACGAAAGTCGAAGTTTTGAATGAAATCATCGGCGCCAATATCGAAGCTCAGAAAGCTCTTCTCGAAGCAAAATTACGGACCGCCGCCGAAGGCTCGCTCGAAGCGATTCGGCAAATTCAGGCCGAAAATATCGCTTTAAAATCTAACAGTGAGCAAATCAATCAGCTGGCGGCGGACCGGATAAAGCTCAATGAGCAGCGCGCCAATGTCGCGCCCGACTCGAACGAATGGCAGGTTCTGACACAGGCGATTAATGAAAATGATGCCAGCGTCAGAAATCTGACCCAGTCCAATATCGCGGCCGGTGATAAGCTGAAAGATTTTAATACGAGCCTGATTGAAAATAACGCGAAGATTCTGCAGGCGACGCAGGGGCTCGGCTTAAATAATGAACAGTTAAGACAATTTTTCACAAACGCGGGCTATTCCGCACAGCAAGTCGATATTCTGACGGCGGCGGCTCAAAAAACCACGACCGCGCAGAATAATCTCGGCACGACGCTCGATAATACGGCCAGCAAAGCCGCCGGAGCGGCGGTCGAAGTCTTCAATTTGCGGAAAGCTCTGGACGGCTTGACGAGCGTAAATCAACAAAACATTCAAAATCGAATGTTCAATGTAATCAGCTCGGCCGTCGATAAAAACGACCTGATTCAAAAAGCCAAACAAGCCAAGGAAGATTTGAAAAACGACCTGGCGGCGGTTAAACAGCTCAAAGATTTCGAAAAAACCTATACCGATATCGTCAGTCCGGACGAGAAGAAAGAAAGCGGTGTCAGCCGAATCAAAAAAGATGCGACCGAGGCGAAAAAAGCGGTCAAGGATTTACGAAGCGAACTCGGCGATTTGGCATCTGTCCTCGACGCTATGCGCAAAGGCACGATACAGCAGGAGTCTGGCGGTCGAAGCGATATAAAAAACATCGATAGCGGCGCGACCGGAGCGTTCCAGATTATGGAAGGCAATATTCCTGCCTGGACTAAAAAGTGGCTCGGAAAATCAATGTCGGTCGAGGCTTTCAGAAAAGATATTCAAGCGCAAATCGCCGTTTTCAACGGGCAGATGGGCGAATATCTCAAGACTGCCCTGCAAAAAGCGGGCGGAGATATAAAAATCGCGATTCGCATGGCGGCGGCGGCGTGGTACGGCCGCGGCGAAAAATCAATGGGTCTTTATGACAGTGCAAAGCCGCAGATGTATAAAGGCAAAGAATATCCGTCATTTCGCGAATACACGAACAGTGTTTTGCAGAAAACGATGGGCGCGGCCGGCGGCGGAAAATCTCTGGAGTTGAAATCGTTTGATGCCGAAGCATCGATTCTCAACCAGATACTGGAAAAACAGGATCGTCTTAACCAGCTGAAGGCTGCCGGCCTGAGCGACACGACTTTGCAGCAGCAGATTCAGCTTTCGGGATTGTCCGATGAAGTCAGCCAGACCGAAGAAATCTTAAAGCTTCGCCAGAAATTGAATTTTGAAATTACCGCGCCGATTCCCGTCGCCGAAGAGGACCGGAAAGAAGCTTTGCGCGTTCTGCAGGAATTCGACCGTCGCAAAGAATCGATTAACTCGTCGATTCGCAGTATTACCGAGAAATTGTCCGGCCAGGGCATCTCGACCACTTTTGCCAATGTTCCGCCGATCAATCCGGAAGAAGCGAAAAAACAGGCCGAGCAGTGGGACTTGGTCGATAAATCCATCGACGGCTTTATCCAGACCGGAGAACAGGCGCGCCAGCAAGTTGCCGAGCTTTCCGCCGAGTTTGACGACGGAATGACGTCGCTGCAAAAATTCGACCTTCAGGTTCGGCTCTTAAAAGAATCCGGCAAGCTGACCGCCGAGCAGCTCGATATTCTCAATAATGTCATTCCCAAAACTCGCGAAGAGCTGGAAAAAGCCGCGAACGCCGAATGGGCGAAAAAACTTCGTCAGGACGCAAAATCCGTCTCGGACGCGTTCGACAATATGACGGACGATTTCAAAAAACGCCAGCTCGAATTAACCAGCGAAAAATCGCCGCTCAATGATTTTCTGCGCTCGGTCGAAGGCATCAAGGATTTAAATCTCGGCGTGGGCTCGCTCGACGGTTTGAAAGGACTGTTCACGGCCGGCAATCAAATCGACGTGGAGAAATTTGCCAAATACGTCCGCTACTGGCTCGTCCTGCGCTCGGTCGTCGGCGACTTCGACGCGGGCAAAATCGACGACGTAATCAAACGGCTGAAAGAAGCGGCCCAGGGCTACAACGAGGTTTCGGAAGCGACGAAAAACGCCGATTTCAAGACTCTGAAAGAAGGTCTGAGCGGCCAGCTTGACGAGCTTCAGCGCGGCGGCCGCCAGCTGACCGAATATGAAAAAATGCTGCGAACGATCGAGAAGGATTATAAAAATCTCGACCCGGCGCAGAAACAATATCTTTTGAATCTGGCGGCCGAAATCGACGCTCAGCGTCAATGGCAGAAATCATATAACGATGTTTACGGCGTCGTCCGCGATTCGCTGCAAACGCTTCTCGACGACGGCTGGGGCGGTTTCTTCAAGAGCATTCTCGACCGTTTCAAAAAGATGCTGCTCGATATGGCGGCCGAGCTGATTACGTCGAAAATAATGAAATTCCTGACCGGGCAGAGTTCGAGCTCTTCGGGCGGCGGTTTCAGTTTCGGAAACATAATCAATCAAATTTTAGGCGGCGGCAGCAACGTCACCGCAACGCCTAATTTTAATCCGAATTCGTCGGGCTCCGGCGGCGTCGCCGGACCAAGGCTCGGCTCAAGCAGCAGCAGCAGCGGTTCGTTTAATTTCAGCAATATTCGCAGTCTCTTCGGTCTGGGCGGCGGCAGTTCATCGGCACCGGGCGCAGCTACGCCGGAATCGGCTCGCGGCTCAAGCGGAAGCGGCGGCGGAGCGCTGGCCGGCGGCGTTGCGATTGCCGGAATGGCCGCGAATATTATCGGCGGAATGATTGGCGGGCTCGTCGGAAACGTCATTTCGATGGCCGGAACGGGAATGTCGATCGGAATGATGGTCGGCGGTCCGTGGGGCGCGGCAATCGGCGCGGCGGCCGGCGCGATTGCCGGTTTGTTTATGGGCGACCCGAAACGAAAAATCGACAAAAAGGAAAATATGCCGAAGCTGCAGGAAGGCTTTGCCAAAGCCTTTGAAGAGCTGCGTTCGCTCGCCGCCGACAAAAATGCGATTCTGGGCGACCCGACCGGCTCATCGGCGCGCGCCGATGAGCTTCGCGCGCAAATCGCCTCGGGCTTCGGAATCGATTTTCAAAGCAAAAAATACCGGAATATCGCCAAGACTCAAATTGACCAAAAACTTGTCGAAGCCGATTTGCTGATTAAACAAATCAAGGAATTCGCGGGCGTCGCGGCACAGGCAAATATTGTCCAAGGTAAATTAAAACCGGAATTCGCGGGCGGCGTTTATAGGGACTCCGGCTTTATGCGCCAGTACAGCGATTTCAAACGCCGGAACGGAATGCTGGCCGGAGCATTTACGGGCCGAGACACGCTGCCGTCAATGCTTGCGCCGGGCGAAATGGTGCTGAATCCTGCGCAGATTGAGCGGATTAAAGACGCTGTCGGTTATGACCCGTTCAAATTCGGTCGAATCCCGAATTAGTCGACCGGAATATCGTTCGCGCCTTCGGTTTCCGTGCCGACGTCGACGCGCGCGCCGCGAGCGGAAACGCCGGCTGTCACTTTCGCTCCGCAAATTACAATCGTCGTCGAAGGCGAAATCGACGAGGCGCGAATCAAGTCGGTTTCGATTAAAGCTCATGACAGCGAGGAAGGTCAGGAACTTACGCTGAAAAATATCAGGGTTTTGAAGAAAAGAAAGGAAATTTCATAATGCCGAGAACACGAAACGAAGAACTCTTATCGCTCGTTTTTAACCGTTGTGAATCACAATCGACGGTCGATATACGCCTGCTAATCGGGCCGCCTAAATTCTTTTCGACGAATGTGCGGCTCGACCTTGATGAAACCTATATACCGCGGATTCTTAAAGTCGGCGTCGTGAAAGAAACCGGAACGCCGGCCACGAATCGCGTGCAGGTAGTTTTATCGAACACAGATTTAGAATGGGGAATAAAACTAGCCTCCGAGCTTCGCGATTTGGAGCTGGCCGATGTCGTCGTCAAGCGCCTGTTTCGTAGTTTGACCGATGCGAGCATTTTTCAGCATAAGCATTTCTTTTCGGGAAAGGTGGTCAACGTCGAGGCGGACGAGCAGCAAATCGTTTTCGATATTGTTCCGAAATCGACGGCGGCAGGCTCTTCATTGTCGATTAGAACGCTTTCGGCGCTCTGCGCGTGGATTTTCAAAGACCATAATTGCCAGTATTTCGGTTTGGAAACATTCTGCAATCTTGTACGTAAGTCGCGCGGAGGATGCCGAGGCCGCCTTAATGAGCCGAATAACGGCGGCTTCGCTTTTCCCGAAAACCCGACTCAGTCGGCGCCGGGCTCGGGCGGCAATCCGGCAACGGGCGTCGGCGCGGGACATTGTTTTTTCGAAGGCGAGCCGATTCTGACGGCGCGCGGCACGCAGCCGGTCGAGACGATAAAGAAATTCTGGCGCGTCTGGAATTTTAATCCGGCGACGATGGCCGTCGAATCAGATACGGTCAGCGAGACCTTTGTGAATTTCGTTTCCGAATATTTCGAGTTCGTCTTCAGCGATAATTCGAAAATCAGGACGACTTCCGAAGAGCCGTTTTTCGATGAAGCCGGTAATTTTATTCCTGCGCACGCGCTGCGGTTCGATTCCGCGCCGACCGTCGTTTGGAGATTCGTGGGCGGCGACTGGCGCAAAGCTTCTCTCAAATCGGCGAAGCGTTTCTCGGGCGAAGTCTGGAAGGTTTACAACTTCGAAACGTTGCGAAACAAAACGCTTTTTGCGAATGGTTTCGCTTTTCACAACAAAGAGCAGGACCCGGGAGTTCTGACATAATT